GGGAGCGTGGCCGCGGGGCGAGGCGCCGGCGGCGCCCGCCTGCCGAACCCGCTGGGCGGTGAAGTAGCGGACGGTCGTCGCGGTGCCGGCCTCGGCTTCGGCCTGGCTGATCAGGCTGTAGGCATTGGCGGCCAGCTTGGCATCGAGCGTAACCTGCAGGCCGGTGACGTCGCCGATCGCGTGGGTGTGTGGCGCCGGGGCAAAGAAGTCCGGCTTGCCGCTGATTTCGCCCCAGGCGTGGGCGTGTCCGAGCGGCGAGGCATAGCCAGCGATCGCCTGCCGGATGCGCAGCGCCGAGACGTAGCGGATAGTCGTCGCCGTGCCCGCCTCGGCCTCGGCCTGACTGATCAGCGAGTAGGCCGTGGCGTCGAGCTTGGCATCCAGAGATGCCTGCAGACCGGTGACGTCGCCGATCGCATGAGTGTGGGCCGAAGGCGTGAAGGTCAGAGGCTTTCCGGTGATCTCGCCCCAGGCGTGGGTGTGACCGGCGTCCGCCTTGGAGGTGGGGTCGAAGTTCCCGCTGTCCCAGAATTTCCGCCAGGCCGACCAGGCGCCACCGATGGAGCCTCGGTGGAAGACATCGCCGCTGGCTGTGCGGGTGTAGCGCTGCTCAATCTGGTCGCCCTGGGCCAAGACCTCGACTATGCCGGAAAAGGGCGCCGGGTAGTTGGTGCCGTCAGTGGCACCCGCGTCGATCGGCTGGCGGTAAAAACCCGGAGTTGTGCACAGGTTGAGATCGGTTCCCGCCGCGGCCAGCGAGCTTACGAACTGCAACAGCACCGGCTTACCCGTCACCTGGGCCCAGTCATGCGAATGAAGCGCAGCGGCCTTGGTGGCCGGGTCGAAATTGCCGGAGTGCCAGATTGGGAAGGCGCCCCAGCTGGCGTAGCTCGGATAGATGCGAAGCTGGCTTTCGGTGTTGTAGGAGGTTCCGATCGACAGATATCCGTACGCAGGGCCTGCGACACCGCCAAATGCGCCAACGTGGAACCGCTGGTTTTCAGTCGTGCCAGCGCCAATCGTCAGCGCCCGAGCCCAACCGCCGCCCCCCGCTGCGCCTGAGGCGGCAGACAGTGTCAGGCCTCCGGCCACAAGCTCCAGGAAGCTGGAGGTGCCTGATACCTTCGGGAGATATCCGGCCAAGGCGGTCGCCAGGCCGGTGATCTTCGTCATCGCCAGGTCCGGGATGCGCAGGACGTTCAAGACGCCGGTAGTCACATTGCCGGCATCGTGGTTGTGAGCGGTGTCCGCTTTGCCCCCGAGGGCTTCAACAAGACCCGTGATCTTGGCCATGGCCAGATCGGGGATCCGCAGGTCGTTGAAGACGCCCGTTGTCACATGGCCCGCATCGTGGCTGTGCGCCGTATCGGCCTTGCCGCCGAGCAGGGCCGTCAGCAGCACCTTGAGCCGCGAGGGCGGCACCGCCACGTCGCTTCGCACGCCGGCGTCCACCTCGGCTTGATCGGCGATCTCGATGACTCCCGGGCGATCAACCGTCGCCGGCGGATTGATGAAGTCCGTATCGCCGAATTCGATCATGGCGGTCGTCAGACTGGCCAGCACCACATCCACCGCCAGCAACATGGTAGACGCGGCTGACTTCTGGACGATCGGTGCTGCCTGACCATAGACGGCGAACAGGGTGCCGTTCGACAGGATCAGGCCGAATCCTCGCAGATTGTAGACTTGGATCGATTCATCCCGGATGGTCAGATGCAGGGTGTCGTCGGCGACGACATCGCCTGAGAACGTGTTCAGGCGCTTGATCTCACTCGGAAGCGCCGCCATGGCCGCAAAGTCCGCGCCTTCCATATTTGAAGACGTCAGTACGATCTCAGTGATCGTCAGGGCGTTGGTCCCGGTGTTCTGGGCATTGATCAGGGCCGCGCGGCCCGCATCGGTGATGGTGATCGGCAATCCGGGCATCAGGCGGCCTCAAGTTGCAGGCGGACGTAGTCGGCCACGCGCGCCGCGGCGGTCGTGCCAAGTCCGCCCTGGGCCGAGAGGCCCTGGGTGAAGGTGAAGTGCGCGCGCACGGGCTTGGTCCGGGCGACCTCGTCAATGACTTCCTCGACGAAGCGGGCCGTGGCCGGCTGGCCGCCCTCCCCGTTCAGGGTCAGCACCAGGTCAAAGGTGTAGGGATCGCCCGGGGGATCCTGTTGCCACCATTCCCGCAGGGCGATCTGACCGCCGAAGGCCGCGACGACCTGACGGACTGAGGCGGCCGTGCCCTTCTTACGCTGGATCTCGATGGCAGCCGCCACCACAGCGCGCTTGACCCCTTGCGGCCAGGTCGGATTCCAGCTGTCGATCGACAGGGCATAGGCCAGCCACGGCAAGAGCTCGATCGGGCAGGTGTCGGGGCGCCAGAGATCCCGGAGCGGAACCGGCACATCATCCAAGCGACGCGTCAGGCGCTCGAGGGCCAGCTCGAGCGCGGTGGAATTCTCGGGTGCCAGGCACTGGCTGTCGCGGACCAGGGGCATGCCTATTCCCCGAGGCCGGCGTGCGTGACGTCAATCGACGTGCAGCGGGCCGCTTGTGTGCGGGTCACGACGACATTGGCGGCGGGTGACACCAGGTCGACGTCCTGGACGCCTTCAGGCGACAGGGCCGCGATGATCCCGGATCGGGTGACGTCCCGGCCAAGCCGGAAGCAGGCGGCGAGATAAGCGTCCAGACGGGCCAGCGCCTCGGCAATGACAACCGAGGCGTCCGGCCCCGCGAAGGTGGTCAAGGTGGCCTCGACCCCGAACGTCAGTACCTCGGCCGCGGCAACCGTCACCTGATCGGTCAGGGGGCGGACGTCCTCGGCCGATACATAGGCTTCGACGGCGTCGAGCAGGGCCTGATCCGGAACGCCGTCACCGAGGCGGGACAGGACCGTGACCAGGACCTGGCCCGGCGACGGGCTGGTGGCGCTGGCGTCCAGGACATCGCCGGAAGCGTCGAGTGCCTTCGACACATAGGCGCCCTCAGGCCCGGCCACGGAATAGGCCTCGGGCGCGAGCAGGGCGCGCCGGCGCAGGGCGTCGTCGTCTTCCATGATGGCGGGGACGAGACCGTCGCCGGACGCCGGCACGATGACCAGGCGCTCCACGCCGAGCAGCGCGACCAGGTGATCGAGGTCCGACCCGACGGCATAGGCGATCGTCACCGCCCGGGCGGCGTCGTTCACGCGCTGGCGCAAGCCGAGCTCGCGATAGGCGAAGATCTGGATGATCTTGACCAGCGGCTCGGACGGCAGGGCCAGTACCTGGGCCATGGCGGCGCCGGCCTCCGGGCTGTCCTCGGCCATGGCGTCGATCAGCAGCTGCCTGGCCTCGGCCACGATGGCGTCAAAGGACAGGGCCTCGACGACTTTCGGGAAGGGCAGCTTGGACAGGTTGACGGCGGTGGAGCCGCTGGCCTGGCCGGCGAGGACGGACACAGTCGGGAACCTCTAGGTCACGAGCGGGGGCTCCGTTGTCACCGCCCGGGCGTCTCGCTGGCGACCGCGGGCTGTTGTGCCGTGCGGTGCTGACAAATGTACGAGGCCCTACCGCTCGCCGCGCGGCGGCTCGCAGCTTGAGGGGTAGCACATTGTCCTACCTGCTTAGCCTTCAAGACCGCTCTATAGCCGTAGTCAGTTTGAACCCTCGATGAAGCATTTTCCTCCCTTCCGGACTCAGTATAGATTGTAGTGCACCGCTTGGCGTTCGCGTGGCCAAGTCAAGACAACTTGCAGCGCAGGACGCCCACAGGATACTGCTTTGATTGAGATTATTCGGCTTCGGCGTTTCGTTGATCATCTCATGGCAGGCACGGCTAGAGTCGAGCATTACCGAGAAGCCTTGTCGATCCTGCGGTTCCGCAACTACAGCCGGGAAAGCATCGCCGATCTCGGCCACGCCCTGCATCATGCAGGCGAACGCACAAACCAAAGCATCACATCCAAAACCATCGCGAACCACGCCGCGATCGTAGTTGGCATCGCGCCTCGAATCTTCCAGCCTGGCGACGGCCCTAGGGTCACGCCGACGCTCGAACAGCTCAAGGCGGGCGTCATTGCCAATCACCGTCAGAACCCACACCTCGCGCTCAGAGCTGGCTACCGGCCTGCGTCAAGCGAAGGGTTAGTCACATCAGCGCTGAGAAAGTGCAAAGGCGTAGATGGCTTGACCATTCTCACCAACAAGGCCCTCAGCCCAAATGAGGCGACACTGCTTGAGGTCTTGGTTAGCACACTCGCCTCCAGCGTGGCCTACACTCTGGAGACCTTGTTCGCCGACCTGCAGTACATCCTCCATCGAAACGGATTGGCACCGGAGTTTGCACTGGAAGGCGTGCCGAACGTCAAACGCCAGTTGGGTGTAATCGCCCTACACGCCTTTCACGGTGCCCGGTTTAGGCCGCGTACTGATGGGCCTCCGATTATTGCAACGATGTGGCCGGACGACCTGAATGGAGCGTCGATATCGGCGTCTCATCCTCTCTTCGACAATGGCTCCCAGCTTGGCTTTACCATTTTCTCCACAGACCTCTCAGCTAGTGATGTGTTGGCGCCCGAGGCGATAGCTGCACTCCGGGAAAATCGTTTTGACCCTGACTTGCTCGAAATAGGACCTGACTTCCTCATGCGCCCGTTTCAAGCGGATCTTTGACCCACGTTCGACGATGAGCGCACTCTATCCCGACTGCTGGATGGGGAGTTGTTCCATGCCGTGGCCGCAGGATCCGGATCTGACGCCACCAGACCCGCGCGATCAGCGGATGGCACGGATCCAACGCATCGTTGCAACTGTGCTGTTCGCCCTGCTGATGGCCGGGCTGGTCGTCAAGAACTGACTTCCCGGGTCGGCGGTTGCAGTCCAGGTCGTGTACTCATACGAGACGCGAGATGCCCTCCAAAAAGCGGACTCTTTGAATGTCCGCTATGGGTGGAAAGCGGACATCGCTACATCTACAGTCACTGTCCGGGATGGGGGGTTCGATGTTCCGATGGTTGCGGCGAAAGTCGGCCGACCTT